GCAAAATCACAGATTGCTGTTGTTCCAGAAGTTGTTGGCGTAACGCTTGTTAATGTTGCACCACCTGCAGTGTATGCAGATCCTGATGTGTTTGAAATTTCGTTTGAAGTTGAATAAGCAGTTGTGCCAGCACCCAAAGAAGCTGAACTTGTATATAAAGCTATTTTAAAAGTATTACCACTTGACGCCGTAAAATTGTGTGTACCCACTAAAATTTCTTGTTTGAAACTTGTACAAATTGCCGATGATATTGCCATAATTTTTTA